TTTTGTCTTTCTTTTTCTTCTTTTTCTAATTGTTTTTGTCTTTCTTTTTCTTCTTTTTCTAATTGTTTTTGTCTTTCTTTTTCTTCTTTATCTTTCTCCTTTTTATTTTCACCAATATTTAGTTTGGTTTTATCTTTTTCCTTTTTATTTTCTTCACTACTATCATCGCCTACTATTATTAATTTTTTAGTTACTTTTTTAGTAACATTCTTTTTCTCCTTTTCTTTCTCTTTTTCTTTTTTCTTTTCTTCACTAGTATCATCACCAACTATTATTAATTTTTTAGTTACTTTTTTAGTAACATTCTTTTTCTCTTTTTCTTTCTTTTTCTCTTTTTCTTTTTCTTGTTCTTTTTCTTGTTCTTTTTCTTTCTCTTTTTCTTGTTCTTTTTCTTGTTCTTGTTCTTTTTCTTGTTCTTTTTCTTGTTCTTTTTCTATTTCTTTCAATCGTTCTTGTTCTTTTTCTTGTTCTTTTTCTATTTCTTTCAATCGTTCTTGTTCTTTTTCCTTTTCTTCTTCTTCTTCTTCATTACCTTCTGTTGCTTGTTCTAATACTATCTTTTTCTTCAAATTCTTAACTCGTGTTTTTAACTGTTGGCTTTCAAGCTTAGTATTATCAGCAAATTTTTGACTTTGGATTTTCAATTGATTTTTTTCATAATAAGATTCATTTAATTCATCTAATGATATTTTCTCAGCATTTACATTTCTTATTTTTTTATAAACAAAATATCTATTTAAAAATGAAATTTTTTTTTCATTCGAATCCATTTTCAAAGATAATCCATATTCATTACTTTTTGATTTATATTGTTTAACTTCATTCAACATATTATTGTATAACTCGCCAAATGAACCACTTCCATTTGGTAATCCAAGACTTCTGGCTTCTTCATTATTTATTAAAACAAACCCATAGTTTTCCATTATTCTTTGAAGATAATCAAAATTCACAAGATATTCAGCAAATAATTTATTAATGGATTCTTGATAAACTGAAATTTTGTATCCAACACTTGTGATATCATCATCAAAAGTTTCCTCATCATATTCTTTTATTATTTCCCAAATCTTAACGTTTTCATTATACAATTCTATATTCTCCCCAATATTTTTCTTTTTTAACATATTAAATATTTGTTTTCCATCATAACAACAACCAATAAAATACCCATTTAATTTAGTGCATTCTGAGAGATTTCTAATAAAATTTTGTATTGATGACTGATTTTCGAAAAAGTAATGTAGAGCAAATTGACAAGATGATATATTAAATCCTTCAAGACCTTTTCCATATTGTCGAAATACACCTTTTCCTAATTTTTCTTCATCTTTTACACCCTCACCAAATATAGCTTTGGTTATTTGAACTGCTGTATCATTCAACATAGCACTTCCATTTTTAATATTATACGAACTATTTCCATTTGCGAATAAAGCGTATGGAACATATTTAAATTTTTTCCGTGAATTTAAATATCTAGAACATGCACCATCTGTTCTATTTTCTAAATTATCTTTTGATATATCTATACCAAATACAAATGATAAATTAGAAGAAATCCATTTTGGTAAATCCCCTGCTTTTCCACAAGCATAGTCTATTAAGATGTCTCCCTTCTTTGAAACACTCTTTATAAGCATTTTTTTAACATATAAATTATGAAAATCCCTTAACGGTTTTGTTTTATCAGATGTAACAATTCTATTATAATAAACATCATTATCGATAATTTCATCAGGAATATTATTACCAGTCGTAATCATTTCGCTTGTAATAGGGTTATGGATTGAATGCCAATTACTATTAGCAACGTGATATGCGTTACAAGATATTTCATTATTTTCTATATATTGTGCAGTCTTATCATATCTAACTCTCAGAGGTTTCCATCTCCAAAGTTTTTTTTCATTAATATCATAACTAAATTCAACAATCATATCATTATCAAAAACTTCACCTTCTTCTGTAAACATTTGATTTATACCAGTATTGTCTTTTTTCAACATAATATTGCATATCCCAGCATTTTCCTCAGAAGGATTGGAGGGAACAAATTCGGCAGCTTTATATGTATCATCGTTATCTATATCTTTAAAATTAGGTAGATTATCATCAATAATATCTTTACAAGGATTTATATATCCGTGTTTCTTTGGGTCAAAACCACAACATAATATTAATGTTTTATATTCGTTTATTTGTATATTGGAATCGGTGTTTATTCCTTCTTGATATATTGGATTTATAATATCTAAATTAGAATTATTTTTTTGAGTTTTTACAAGAAAGTCTATTGTATTATACTTTGAGGGTTTCCATTTGAACGAGTATTCCCAAGTAATTTTACTTAAAGGTCCTTCAACATTCTGTTTATTTGAACCAACTCCAAATATCGTATGAGTAAATATTAAACCATCAGTATTATATTCAAATGAATTTTCAATTTCACTCATTAAAATATCATAACAACATTCAAATATAGTTTTATTTGAAGTCGATGAGTAAAACTTTTTACATTCAATTCTTAAAAATGGTTTTTGTTCGGAAACACAAGATACAATATTCAATTCTTTAATAAAATTTTTCAATTTGGGTAATCGAAATTTATTAGGATTATCGTTTTCATTTGTTGGAATAAAACCTAATGCTCTTACATTATCGTTGTTAATAAAATATATATCAAACGCAGCAAATAAGTTAATCATATTTCCAAATTTATCGTGGTAAATAATCTCTCCATCAATTAAAGAATTAAAACAAATTTTATTATTTGTTATACAACCAGTAAATATTACACTCATATTTGTATTTATTAAATATATTCTACCGTTTGATGATATAAACATAAGATGTCTTTCACCATCAGCTTTATCTGTAACACAAAAATCATTTCTAATATTTGGAATATTTGTATCCTTGTTAATTGGAGCAATATTTTCTATTTGTAAAGTATATGATGATGGACCGATAAAATTGTTATTTTTTATTCTTTTATATTGGTCATAATTATTACCCATAATTGTTTTCATATACTTTTGCAATACGTCATTTTGTTCGGTATACGATATTGGAAAATTTGTATATTGTATTCCACTTAAAATATATTTAATAGTTTTATTTAAAGAAGCGATTAAGTCATCTACTGTTTTTGTTGATGTTCCAGGACCAATTTCGGAATTGTTTATTTCTAATTCTATTTCATAACTTTCGCTATTATCAAATAGGGTCGCATCAACCGTTGTGTATTCCATAATAATTTGTTTTTTTTCAAAATCGAACTTATTAGTTTTTACAATACTGATGTCTACATTAATTGGTATAGTTGGATGTTTAAATGTAACACGATTAATATAACGGAATAATTTTTTTGATTTATTCCAGTTTTCAATAATATTTCTTACAATACTACTATTACGATTCAAATTTTCTTCTGTGGAATAAGATAACCGAAAATTGAAATCATCAAAATTTACAGGATATGCCTTTCTATCTTTTTTAGTGAAACTGATGTTATTGTCAGGTAAAAGTTCTTTAATATCATTATTATTACAAAATTTCTGTATTGTATGAAAACCATTTATCTCAGTTCTAATATTGGAAAATTGTCTAAATGACCCAGTTTTTACATCTAAGAATTCATTTTGAATACGTAATAAGTAATCACCATTTACATTTTCTGCTTCAAAATCGAGTGATTTTAGTATTTTAATAACATTATAGTAGTCAATTTTAGTAAATCGTTTTCCTCGTGTTCCAAAACGAACCTCTAACTCGTCATTTTTCACAATATTTTTAATATAAGGGTTATTGTCCCAAAAATTTTTAATGAGGTTTTCAAATTGAACCTTAGGTGGTTCATTTGATTTATATTTATTTTCACGTTTTTTATTTGTATTCTTTAACATATTGATATATATATATATATATTAATACATAATTTTAAATTATATTCAATTTTTTATAAAATTAATAATATTGACTCATATAATTCTTTTTTAGTTTTTTTTTCACAATTTTCACCATTATTATTGCGTAATTTATTATATATATTAACAAGTTTTTCAACTTTATAATATGTTATAGATTTAATGGGTTTTTCAAAAGACTCTAACTTAAAAAAATTATTTTTATAAAAAGATATTTTATCATTATTAATGTTAATTTCATATGAGTATTTATTATTTGATATATTATGATGAATTATGTGAAATGGTTGTTCGTTATCAATTAATAATTCATAATATTTACGATTGTCAATAAGGATAATATTAATATTACTACAAATACAAAGAGAGATAAATGTTTTTAACCCGATGATTTCCTTATTAGCCAATTCATCTTCTATATCCTGTATATTTTTAATTTTATGATTTTTTAAATCGGTTTTATGTGTTCTTAAAAACTCAATTAACTTGAATTTTACATTTTTTTCATTTAAAAATGAGGTATTTCCAGGATATTCATATTGTGAATATCCATATTTGATTAAATAAAAACACCAGAATAAAGTATCTTTTTCTTTTGGAATAAAAAAATCATTTTTACAGGAATTCTTTTCACCATAATTCTTTTTTTCACCATAGTTATTTTTTTTAACATTATTATCTGACTTATTAAAGTGAATTAATGAGTTATCGATATTTTGTTGAAAAAACATATAATGCTGTAATTTAATTATTACATCATTATATTTTTGTTCTATCATTTAATTATAAATTGATATTGAAATATCTTTATTATCTTTTTTAAAGTATTTATTTTTATATGTTTCTTTTTGAGTTTCGATTTCATTTAAATTAATTTCTTGTTTATCTACATAATTAATATAAACAACTAATTCATCAATAACATTATTGGATAGATCTGTGAGATTAATATGAACCCCATATTTATTTTCATTCAACGTAATTTCTTTGTATTTATTTAATATTCTCAAAATTTCAACTTGGTTAAATTTTGTCATATTTTCTATTTTATCTCTAATATAATTTAGTCCATCAATTGTATTATTATTTTGTTCATTCATATTTATAATATATAATTAATTTATATTTATATTATTTGTATTTATTCTATATTTATTCTGGGTTTTTTAACTTCAACATTATAATTATCATTCGGTTCTACTAATTCTGCTATAATTGAAACATAACTATCATTTAATTCGAACCGTTGTCCAATAACTCTCACGAGAATATTGTCATTTTCTTTAATAGTTGAGAAATACGGCATATTATAATGGTGGTCTCTTGTAATAAATACTACTATTGGACTTGGTGTTTCCACAGAACTTTCAGCTCTAATACCCGCTTTTGTAATATTAATAGCTTTACAATTAACCAACATATTTTCAACTGGAAAACAAGATAAACATTCAAATACAATTTCAAATAAAATATTACTTCCTTTTACGATTCCACTAGAATATGTAATAATTTTAATTGAATTTGGTTTAATATAACCTTCTACAATACATTTACCTTCAAATTTATCAGATAAAGTTTTTTGTAATATTTCAAATAAATTTTTACCGATCATAGATATATTAAGTGATATATTTCTAGTGATTAAACATCTAGAATAAATATTGTTATCAATCCTTGTTTCTCTTCTTTTATTGAAATTTTGTTTGGCGTTTTCCATTTTATATTATATTATATATAATATTCTTATATTTAATTTCAATTTTTATTTAATATGACCCCAAACTTTACTATTATTACAAAATAGAGAAAAATAACACTTAAAGAAGATTTTATTATTATTACAAAGAGAGAAAAATAATATATAATAAAACTACTTAAAGAAGATTTTATTATCCTTCGTTCAACAATGATAAATAGCGAAACCCTGAAACCTTAAAAGTTGATTAGACAAGATAATTCATAATTCAAAAACCATCTTTTATTATCTTTATTTATTTTATTATTATGTCTCAATAATAATTCCTGTAAAGAACACAACTCTTCTTGAACTATACCTTTTGTAGATATTAACTCTCTATCACCTTTTACTATATATTTCTTTTCAATCTCTTTTTCAGATAATTTATTTTTTTCTTTTAAAACATTAAATTCTTCTTCTGATACTATTATTTTATCTACATATTTCGTATAACCTTCTATTTCATTCAATATATTTATCTTTTTTGGTTTCGCTGCTTCATCGCATCTCGCACCAGTATTTCTTTTAAAATTTATTTCTTTTGTTTTAAAAACTAAATATCTCTCTTTATTATCCAACCCTATAAACCCAACTATATTATTTAATTTTATATTTTTATATTTTTTTGTTGCTTCTTCAACTATCTCTTTTTCATCTAATGGTTCTGACTCAATCCATTTGTTCTTTTCTAATATCATTACCTTTGGTTTTGTTTCTTTGTTTTTTCTCGTAAATAAAATAATACCAGTTATATTTTTTAAATTTATTATTTGACTGTCAAAATAATTCTTTATCATATATTCTATTGTATTCTCCTCAATTATATCTAATGAAAATATATAATTTAATAATTCTATTTTTTCCTTGAATAATAACAAATCAACAATATGTTCAATTAATAATATAAATAATTCAGTTGAATTTATATTTTGTTCCGATAATTTTTTTATTGTTTTTCCACAACGCTTATACCAATTATCATCACCTCTTGCAACGATTACATCTGTTGTTGCATAATTCTTTGTTAATTCATAGTTTTCTTTTATTTCTTTCATTAAACTTATTTCTTCATTATTTTTATTTAAATTTAATGACAATCTATCTTTCTCTTTGATATTTATTTTTATCATACTATGTTTATAATCTATTGGAACATTTCTGTTGAATATACTTATATTTTTATTGTTTAACTCTGATGGTTGAAATAAATAATATTCACTTATATTTACAAGATAACCTGAACGACCATATTTATCAATTATTATTTCATTATTTTCTATTATTTTTGTTAGTGCTGAATATATTTGTTCTAATGGAAATACCTTAGGTAAGTTAATTCGTAAAATTAAATCTTTCTTTTTGTAGAAAAATTGTTCTTTAAATATAAATTTTATTTTTTCTATAATCTTTTCATCGTTATTTTCTATAAACGACTCATTATAAGTATTTAAATTTAAATCATTTTCTTTTATTTCTTTATTTGGCATACATTTATACTCACAGTTTTCCATATAATCACAAACTGCCGAATATGGTTCATCCCCTACCTCATAATCATTCACTTCAATCAAATTTGAAAATTTTTGTTTTACTTTATTGTTTATAATTTTTGACATATTTTCTTTTGTAAAATTAAGTTGTTCATGATTCAAAATACAGTCCACCGATGTCTCTTTTAATATTCTCGTAATTCTTCCTATCTCAACCGCTTTTTTCTCAGCAGCTCTATAAACATACAAATCAGCAGACTCTTCTTCTTCGTCTTCTAAAATTGTTCCATGAAGATATATTGATACATTTCTATTTTCAAAAGGTAAATCTTTATGACTAAAACTACGAGCACCTCTACCTATTATTTGTTCATTTCTACTCATATTATACCAAGGTTGTAATATATGAAGCTGTCTAATAAACTTAAAATCTATTCCTTCTGAACCTGACTGCGATATTAATATAACCTTTATTTTATGTCCTTCTTTATTTTCAATACTTGATGCTACTTTTATATCATCCGCATTATTCGGTGAAATTCTTGGGTCACCTGTTATTAAACAATATTTCGCTGGTATAAAATCTGTATTTTCTTTTGGTTTAAGTGTTCTTACATCTACTGCTTTCGTCGGTGGTATTTTAAATAATGATTTTACATTACTTCCATATCTTGTAAATCCCATCTCTTCTAATGCTAAAATTACTGGAACTAATCCACCATCAATAAATTGAGAATATATTAGTATTATTCCTTCTGCTACACTTCCATCCTTTAATTGAATATTATTGCAAATACTTTCAATTTTTGAACTATATTTTCCAATCTCATTTCTAGAAAAAATTCTACCATATTTGTTTATTGTGCTTTCTTTATATTCAAATGAACCCTTTTCAGGAGGTGTTGTATTATCTATAAAACTCATAACTCTCTCTAACCCCTTTTTTCCTGTTAATTCGTGTGGATTAATACCATTTTTATTATTTTGTTTTTCTTCTTCTTCTTCTTCTGGTTCTGATTCTGTTTCTGATTCTGTTTCTGATTCTGTTTCTGATTCTGATTCTGATTCTGGTTCTGTTTCTGACCCTGATTCTGTTTCAGAACTACTTTTACTAGGTTTACCACCTTCAATAACTGGAACAAATTCCTCGATGGACGAATCATTCTCAACTGTCGGAACCTTTTTTAATTCTATATTTCTTATGCGTTTATTTTTATTTATTTTATTCAAACCATCAATTGGATAACATATATTCAACGCTTCCAACGGAACCTGCAATAATGTATAACCAAATGTTTCCATATTTTCAAAATTAGGCATTTCAGTAATCTTTCCTTTTTTTGAAACAATCGTAAATGCTTTTTTATTTAAACTATCAATAACATAATCATATACTTTTGATTGATAATCTCCAATTTTTGTTAAATATAAATTTAATATTTTTAATTTACTTTCATCCGCAATTTTTTTACCGTTCATTTGATATTTTGGATATTGAAATGATTGTTGAAATGTATTATTTGGAGAGAATAAAGTAGGATATATTCGAAAAGGAAAAGTATACGGATTTTCACCTCTAACAAAAGATATATAACCCGTTGCTTTTTGAATTAACAAATTTTTACCAACTTCTTCGCCATCTGAATTAACCTTTAAATTACCATTATTATCAAAAATGTCTTTTATATTTATATAACCTCTTCTATCATTTATATTCATTAAATTTAAAATCCATATTATTTCTTTATAACTATTATATATTGGTGTTGCTGAAAGCAATAATAATCTTATATTTTTTACTGTTTTTACTAATTTAAATAACTGTTCTGCTACTCTTTTTACATTTTTATTACTATTATCATCTGTAATACGAATATTATGAACCTCATCTATAACTATCATAGTATCTCCAAATTGATTTTCTAAATTACGGCTATCTGACAAACCTGTTCTTTCAATATAATTCGCAAATTCTATATATCCTAAAAATAAATATGACCTATTAATTAATTGTTTTATATTTGAAATTATAACATCCTTAGATATTTTTCTATTATTAAATGGTATTACTTCATTAATTAAACTATTTCCTATAACATCATCAACTTTCCAAAAACCACCAACTAATTTTAATTTCCTATCATCAAATAACTGTGTTTTAAAATTTTCTTGAACATTTGGTGATGCTACTATAATAATTCTTTTTGTTATACCCATTTGTTTTGAATATTTTCTCATTTCCTCACAAGCACCTATTGAAGTAAGTGTTTTTCCACTACCTAATCCGTGAAATAATAATAAACTATTATACGGAGTTTGGAGAGATAAAAAGTTTTTGACAAATGCTTGATGTGGATATAATTGAGGACTAGATTTACTTAAAATATCTGAATATTCTTTTATATCACGAATTTCGCCATCATATTTAGTCTCAAAAAACTCCTTCTTTTCTGCGATTTTAATATTAAAATTCGGATCATTTTTTGTTGGATATAAATAATTATTTATGTCAGTATTTTCAGCTAACTCGTTGTGTTCTATTAATTCTTTTTTTAATTTCAATTTATTACATTCAATCTCATTAGACTTCGCAATATCATCACAATTAAATTTTTTAGCATCTATTTTTACATTTTTTTTTGTTTTAGAATGTATTTTAGACTTTTTTATTTTACTTTACATATTTATATATTACGAATATAATCTATATTCTTTTAACATTTTATTTATTTTTGAAATCAATATTTTTTTTTCTAAATTGTATGAACGTATAGACCCTAAACATTCATCGAATGTTTTCCATTCAATATTACTAACCTCTGACTTTTGAAAATTATTCAAAGGAATATCTATATTATCGATAAAACCAACAAAAAATTTATGTTTATATGATTTATAATTTGACCCAATAAAAACTTCTTCAAATGGAATTAGATTTTCTATAATAACTATTTTTTTTTTTGAAATACCTGTCTCTTCCTCAAATTCACGAAGTGCACAATCCAAATCTTTCTCGTGAAAATTTTTACGACCTTTTGGAAATTCCCATTCTGTCTCATTCCAATTCGTTTTAGATTTTTCTACAAGATTTTTTAAATTTATAGTTTCATTATTTACAATTACTCCATTTGTTATTATTTCAAATTTTTTCATAGAAGATATTTCTTCGTTTCTATAATTATTATCAACATTCTCACACCATAACGCCCTCCATAACTTATCAAACGGTTCGGTTAATATTCGTTCTTTTTCATTATTTGACATTTGGTCTATAATTCCATCAATTTGTTCAATATTATATGGAGAATATTTTCCTCTAATAAAGTCTATATAACCAAAACTATCTTTTCTACGTATCATTAAATATTTAATATCATTACTAAAAACAACAACACCATAACTTATTATGGGCAACTTACATTGATGATATTGATGACCATATTTAGAACAATTGTTACAGATGTTACTATTATTATTTTTATTCATTAGTAAAAATAATCAAATTACATTTAAATCATAAAATTTTTATTTTATAAAATATAAAATGGTTTTATTAGACCCAACAATATGGGGTCCTCATTACTGGTTTTTTTTACATACAATTTCTTTAAATTATCCATTAACACCTAGCACTATTATAAAAAAAAAATATTATGAATTTATACAAAATTTTTCGATGTTTATTCCAAATGAAAAAATGTCTTCTAATTTCAATAAATTGGTTGATGAATATCCTGTAACACCTTATTTAGATAGTCGTGATTCTTTTATAAGATGGGTCCATTTTATCCATAATAAAATAAATATAAAGTTAGAAAAAGAAAATATGTCGTTGGGTGAATTTTACAAAACTTATTACGATAGATATAAACCTGTTAATCTAAAATTAAATGAATATTATAATATTAAAAAAAAACTTGTATATTCAGTATTTTTAATATCAATTATTATATCAATATATTATCTATATAATTCATAGCGACCAATTATCAGGAACAAGACAATTGGGTTTGACGTAAATTTATTTACATCTATTCAGTGGAGCTACGAGCATTCTTTAATTAGTTAGTTTTTTCTTTTATTTGTTGTTCTTTTATTTGTTTTTCTTTTATTCGTTATTTTTTTTCCATTCTTTGTTTTTCTTTTACTCGTTATTTTTTTTCCATTCTTTGTTTTTTTTCCACCCTTTATTTTTTCAATTATTTCACTACAAATTTCTTCTATTTCTTTTTTTTGAATTAATCTTCTAGAATTAGAAATATTAGTTATTAATTGATTAATTCTTTTATTTAATAGAGCTGGATTTGGAAATAACCACGAAAAACTTCCACTTTTATATCTTTTATATAAACATTCAATTACTTTTAATAAATTTGTTGTATATAAATTAATCTTAACTGTTGAATTACTCAGATTAGTATTTGTATTTTTAATAAGTATAGTATAAAATTTTTCTTTTAATTCTTCAATTTTGTCATTATCTTTAAAACCACACGTATCAATTAAATAATCGTTTATTTTACCAAATTCTTTATTAAATATATTTTTTAAAATATGATATTTTTCTATATTGGTTATTTTTTGTTTTTTTATTTTATTATTATCAATTTCCTCGTTATCATCTATTTCTACGATACCATTATTCGTTTGACTGTTATCATCTATTTCATCATTACCATTCATTTGCTCGTTGTTATTCAAATCCCCATCCATATATATATATATATATATAATATATATATGTATTTTAAGAAATACAAGAAAATATATGGCGGAGAAGTAATTGATTCTGGTGGATTTGGATGTGTTTTTAGACCTCAATTAAAATGCAGAGAAAATCAAACGAGAAAACTTTCAAAAGGAGTAACTAAATTAATGAAAAAAAAGTATGCAAAAAATGAATATAAAGAAATAACTAAGTATAAACCAATATTAGAAAATATAAAAAATTATCAAAATTATTTTTTAATTGAAGGATTTTCTTTATGTAATCCTAAGGAATTATCATATAACGATTTAAAGAATTACAAAAAAAAATGTAGTGCGTTAAATAAAAAAAATATAACGATAGATAATGTAAATGATTCATTAGATGAATTATTAGGTATAAATATGCCGTATGGTGGTATTGATATTGAAAATTATATAGAAGAAAATATAATGTATCCAGATAAGATTGTTTTATTGAATAAAAAGTTGATTGAGTTATTAAAAAACGGAGTTGTTCCTATGAATGAGAATAATATAATCCACTGTGATTTGAAATCAAGTAATATACTTGTTAATGAAGAAAATAATAATTTATTTACAAGAATAATTGATTGGGGATTATCTACAACGTATTACGAGGACAAACCAATACCAGAAATCATAGAAGGACGTCCATTCCAATTTAATATGCCGTTTTCTGTTATATTATTCAATTCATTATTTAAAAAAAAATATAACGAATTTTTAAATAAAACACCTGATTTGAATTATCACACAATAAGAGCATTCATTATTAATTTTATCATAATTTTTGTTAATGATAGAGGTCAAGGACATCTTAAATTAATAAATTCTATTATAAAAATTTTATTTGAAAATGATTTTGTAGAAAATATTGATGAAACTTTTAAAAATAATATTGTAGAATTTGATTATACATTTTATTTTATATTTGATTATTTAACACAAATATTATTAAAATATACAGATAATGAAAAAAAAAAATTCGATGAAATAAAATATTTTAATGAGATATTTATAAAAAATGTAGATATATGGGGATTTATAAGTTCATATGTTCCAATATTGGAATTTTTACATAATAATTTTGTAGAATTAACCAAGGAACAACAAGTAATTATTTTTAATATTAAAGAGATTTATTATATTCTTTTAAATAATAGTATTAAACCAATAGACATAAATTTATTAATTGATAAATTAGAATTATTTAATTCATCATTATTATTTATAAACGATACAAAATTAAAAAGTATAAGTAATATAAAAACACCTTTCAAAACACACAAAAACGAACCTACAAAAAAAAGGAAAAAATCTATTTTTCATAAAAAAGTAATAAAATCATTAAAAAGTATAAAAAATCTTCATAAGAATAATGAATGGATGTAAATATATATACTTATATATATGAGAATAGAAGTCATCATTTTTGCTTTAACATTTTTTTTTATTTATAATACTTATCACGATGGTAAATATTTAAAAATGATATACTCTTATAAAAAATATTTTCAAATGGGATTTTTAGCATTTCTAGGATTTTCACTTTACTTACTAATAAAAAGAAATCCTTTACAAACAAAAAATATATTATTACACGCAAATAATATGGTTAAATATATGCCGATAGATAAAACCTCTATGGATATGATTTCACCTATAATTGATTTTACTACAACTGGAAATGGAATTATGAGAAATATTTCACAACAAGGTGGCGAAAGGAGAATTCAACAATCTGGAAATAAGGGAACTAAAAGGTCAGTAAGCGAAACTAAGAAAAAATATGTTGCATCTATGCAGAATTGGAAATGTGGAAAATGTAATCAACAACTAAATCATACTTTTGAGATTGACCATAAAGTTAGACTAGAATATGATGGTAGTAATAACGTTGATAATTTGATAGCATTATGTAGAAATTGTCACGGAGAGAAAACTGCTATGGAAAATATGTAAATCCCTGTATTCCCGAACACGTTGTCCTTTATATGCGTATACACAACATTTTATAATATATGTAAGTATAAAAATGGATTTATATAATATTAATAACGGAAGTGGTGTTTTTATTCAAATAGGCGCAGGAGCAGGAGATTTAGATAAAGGAGCAAATTGTAGAGATGGGTTTACTGAATTTATAAAAAATTTACCACGAGAACATATTAAAAAAATAATTTTAGTTGAACCAAATCCATTAAACATTCCACTATTAAAAGAATGTTGGAAAGAGTATCCTGAAAGTATTATATTTGAAATAGGAATTGTTAAAAAAGATTATAAAAATGATACAATAGATTTGTATTATTGTCCATTAGATGCACCTCATTATCAAGTAGCATCAATAAAAAAAAGTCATATACAAAAACATTATGGCGAAAATTGCGATTTAGAAAAATTTATTATTCCAGTTAAAAATTTAGAAAATTTTATTAATGAAATTACCACAGAAGAAATTGAACTGTTATCATTAGATATAGAAGGGATTGATGCTGAAATAATATTAGATATAGATTTTGATAATCTAAAATTAAAATATTTATCATTTGAGCATATTCATCTGGGGGATAATAAAAAAAATGTTTTGAAGCGTTTAAGTAACTATGATTACGAGTTTTTAGGTTTAGGTGTAGACTATAAGGGGTATGATTATTTATATATCAACGGGCGTTTGAAATGTTAAAAGGTGTAAAGTTGGATTTATATTATTATATATATATTTATTATGAATAATAAAGAAAATTATAATCCAATTTTTAGAGAAATCTTATTCTTTGCACTTTTAATAATTTATACTATACTATTTTTTATTTTTTACTCAAAAAATCCAGATAAATTATTAGATAAAAATAAATCGGTAATATTAGGTTCTACAATATTATTAACTGGGTTTTTATTTTATTTAAATATTATTACAAACTATGATTCTAAAAAAAGAACTATTTATTATAACTTTGAAATTTTCAAATATATTTATATTTTAATTATTTTTATTACATTCTTTTTTTATTTACATAAATACTTTACATATTATGAAAAATTTCCAATTTTTAATATACTTAAATTACCATTTTTAATTGTATTTTTATCATTTATTATTTATTTAATCTTCATTATTTTGATATTTATAACGAACAAAACTCAACAAAATACTAACTCATCTGATATTTCAAGTCAATTAAATTTTGTTACTAAAATAACTAGATATATTTTATTATTGGGCATACCATTAACAATATTCATTTTATTAATACAATATATTTTCGTATTATTATCTAAAATCTCATCATTATCAAAACCTATCAAGTATTTCGGGTTTTTTATTTTGTTATCAATCATTTATATCATTTATTCATCAAACAAACACAAAAATTTAAAACAACTATTGGACTTTGACGAAAATAAAAAATACCTCAAATTATTATTTATTATAATTTTATTATATTTAACATTTTTTAAACTAAAATCTTTATATTCAACATATTTACACCAAGGGGGACTTTTATTAATAAATCAACCAACTTATACAAATCATAAAAATACAGTAGCTTCATACGAAGACTTAAGTAAAGATAATACTATTTTTAATAAAAAAGATTATACATACGGTATTTCATTTTGGTTATATATAGATAGTGAAAGTGCAAATACTTATGCATCTTATAATAAATTCACTCCTATATTAAGTTATGGTAATAAACCTAGTGTATTATATAACGCTAGTATTAATACATTAATGTTCACTATGGGCACTAATGGACTTACTGATGAAGAATTGAACATTTTAAAACACGATAAAAAAATAAAAATGGATGATAATAATAATATAATTGTTTATACAAAAAACAATATTTTATTACAAAAATGGAATAATATTATTATTAATTATAACGGTGGAACATTAGATATTTTTTATAACTCTGAACTAGTAAAGTCATTTAGTGGATATATTCCTTATATGAATAGTGATACCTTAGTAGTTGGAGAAGATAAAGGGATACGTGGTGGAATATGCAATCTTCTTTATTTTAGTAAAACATTAGATTTAAATAAAATAAACAACCTATACTATTCTGTAAAAGATTATACACCACCTATTTATAATAAATATTCTAATGAAACAATAATAAATATTTAATGAAATTTAGAAGTTATAAATAATAAAATTTCTATCATTATATTATATTATGAATATTCGAACATTACTGTTAATTATTATAATTATTGTGGTATTATACTATTTAGTTCGTTGGTTAACATCAGACCCAAGTAGTTTAACTGTTATTACACCAGGAACCCAACTGACAACTGTGGATTATTCATCATTAACAACAAATCCCGATGGTTCTATTCCAAGTAATTTCACATATTCTTTATGGTTTTATGTAAATGACTGGAATTATAGATATGGTGAACCCAAAGTTCTATTTGGTAGAATGAACGGCACCACTAGCAGTTCATCAAGCTCATCTGTTGATGGCGTTTCTGGTGATGGACCCTGTCCGCTTGCAGTTTTAGGTGCAATTACAAATGATTTAAATATATCTATGACAGTTTTTCCTGGAACAAGTCAAGATTACGAAGTAAATAGTAATAGTAGTTCAGTTGTTCATACGTGCTCTCTTCAAAATGTTCCAATACAAAAATGGGTAAATTTATTGGTTAGTGTTTATGGTAGAACACTTGATGTTTATTTAGACGGAAAATTAGTAAAAACTTGTGTATTACCAGGAATTGCAAAAGTTAATAATAACTCAAATGTTTACATAACACCAAAAGGTGGATTTTCTGGATGGACTTCAAGGTTCCAATATTTCCCAAATGCGACAGACCCTCAAACAGCGTGGAATATTTACCAAAAAGGTCCAGGTGGAAACGGTGGATTAAGTAATACTTGGGGAAAATATCAAGTAAAAGTTTCTGTTATTGATAACGGGACAGAAACAAATAGTTTTACAATTTAAATATATAATATAATCATTTTATTTTTATAATATATATATATGGTGGATTATTCAACTGTTAAAAATGACCTAACAAATTTTCTTAATTCAAATAGTTTAGTAGCAAAAGCAGCATTTCTATTATTAGTTGCTTTTGTTTTTGTTATGCTACTACAAGTCTGCACAACAATTATTGTTTCATTATCAAATAGGATGTCTTCTTTAACAAAATTAACAAATGGTATGATTGATGCTACACAAATGTTAACTATTCCACAAGATCCATCTTCTGTAGGAGCAAAAACAATTCCAAGGTCTGTCAACAAAAATGGAGGAATTGAATTTACCTGGTCTACTTGGATATTTATTAATGATTTAGGAAACCCTGATGGTAAGTATCACCATATTTTTCATAAAGGTAATATAAATACACAATCTAACGGTTTAAATTATCCAAATAATTCGCCAGGTTTATATATTTCACCAAATACTAATGAATTAACACTTATTATGAATACTTATGACGTTATAAATGAAGAAATTACTATTGGTAATGTTCCTCTTAATAAATGGTTGAATATAATTATCCGATGCACTAATAAAAAGATAGATGTTTATATTAATGGAACAATTGATAAAAGTATAACATTAGTTGGTGTTCCTAAACAAAATTACGGTGATGTTTATATGGCTATGAATGGTGGGTTTAATGGTTATATATCTAATTTATGGTATTACAGTTATGCCTTAGGAACCACAGAAATACAAGCAATCGCCAGAAGAGGACCAAATACTAATATGATAACAACGAATGGTTATAACAATAAGAATTCTGACTATTTATCTCTCAGATGGTATTTCTATGGAAATAATGATGTATTTAATCCATAATTTATTTTATGATGATTTAATATATATGTCGTGTTTGGGTAATTCGTATAACCCAGTTCCGCCGAGAGAATGGAATAGATATGAAAATAGATGTGTCGGTTTTTCATTAAATCAATATAAATTACCTGCTTATATTAAAGGAAACATCCTTCAATATAAAAAAAATAGTTCAAATTTTACAAAAAATCAAACATACGCATCAATAGTAAAAGGCAATTGGGTAAATGGAAAAAAAGTATGGGCAACCCAGACAGAAAAATATACGAACCCAAATATTAATTTACTAAAATTAGAAAATCAAGGGAATTATTTAATTCCAAATGAAATAATTAATAATAAAAATAATATAAATTCTACAAAAATAAATATTAATTGTATTCCTTTACCAGACAGTGTTATAAATTATGCATTACCAACAAATGTTCAGTCATCATCGTCCTCATCTAATCTTCCAACGACAATAACAACATCAAATTCAAGAATTACTATACCCACTTATATAACACCTCCAAATAAAAAAGAATATATTATAAATGATGGAGGAATATTAATATGTAGTATAACTGAAAATCCCTGCACAGGTAATATAATGAATAAAACATATAGCCAAGAATGTTTTCCATCAACAGATTCAGATGTTCCTGGAACATCAACACTTTTGTGCTGGAATAATGGATTACAAACATATTATCCAAAAACTAAATTAACATATGGAAATAGTAATAATAAATGGCCAACAAATTCGAAAATTATAAAGAATTATTAATCTGTTCTATTTGGTCGAGTGATAATGTTTCAGGGAATTCAACATTAAATTTAATAATTAAATTGCCTGTAATATTTTCTCTCGTTAATCCCATATTATTAATAATTTTATTATAATTAGGTTTAATAATATTTCCTTTATTATTATTAATTGTATAAACCTTTCCATTAATATATTTCAAATCAAAAGTAAATCCACATAAAGATTCTTTTAATGATATATTTTTTTCATAAATTAAGTCTAACCCATTTCTTTGAAAATTTGTATTATTTTCGACATTTATAATAATTTTTAAATCTCCTTTAATTTGTTCATTAACAATATTTCCTTTATCTTTTAAAACAATAATTTCATTATCATCGATGCCCTTAGGTATATCAACATATAATGTCTGTTTTTCTAATATTTTATTATCATTTTCTAGTATCCAACGTTCTATTTCGATAGGAACTTTTCTATCTATTAATATATTTTCAATATTAACTTTTAAATTATAAATAATTGGACTTGGTTTTTGTAAAAAATTTACAGGATTTACAGGAATTCCATTAGTGAAAATATGAAATCCATTAGGAAGACCAGAATTTTTTTGGTTCGGGAACATCGGATGAATACCATTTAATCCACCAAAGAAAAGATTTTCAAATAGTCCCTCTAAACCAGCTTCATTAAATATTCCTGACCCATTACCACAATCATTTCTCATAAAAGGATTATCATATTGTTTTTTCTTTTCAGGGTCGCCTAATATTTCAAAAGCTGAATTAATTTTTTGAAACATGTGATTGGATTCACTAGAATTTTGATTTTTATCGGGATGCCATTTTAATGATAATTTGCGGTATGCCTTTTTAATATCATCTTGTGTTGAGTTTTCATTAACATTTAATGTTTCATAATGATTATCTTTTTTATTCATTTAATATTATTTAATGAGATAAACTTAAATAATAATTTACGAATATAATTAATAATATGAGCGATAAATTATTTATCAATAAATACCAACCATTATATTTTGAAGATTTTCAATTAGACGAACAATTTATAAATATTTTTAAAACATTAATAAATATTAATAATTTAAATATTTTATTGATTGGAAATATTGGGAGCGGTAAAACAACGTTATTAAATGCTTTAATAAAAGAATATTATAAAGGTGATAATGAAGATTTATATGAAGAAAATATATTATACATAAATAGTTTAAAAGAACAAGGAATAAATTATTATAGAAATGACGTTAAAACTTTTTGTCAAACGTGTTCATCCATAAAAAATAAAAAAAAAATAGTCATTCTTGATGATATTGATTTAATTAATGAGAATAGTCAACAAGTTTTTAGGAATTGTATTGATAAATTTAGTCGTAATGTGCATTTTATATCATCGTGTAGTAATGTTCAAAAAGTAATTGAAAGTATTCAATCAAGATTAAGGATTATTAAAATAAATCCACTAAACTCAACCCATTTATATAAAATAATGAACAAAATTAAAATAAAAGAAAATATAGATATTGATAATGAGGCGGAAGAGTTTTTGATAACAATATGTAACAATACAGCAAAAATATTAATAAATTATATGGAAAAATTTAAATTATTAAATAAAAAAATAACATATGAACTTGCTTTAAATTTATGCACTAATATAAGTTTTATAATATTTATTAAATACACAGAATTTTTAAAAGAAAATAATCTGAAAGAATCAATAAAAATATTTTATTCAATATATGATAAGGGTTATTCAGTAATTGATATATTAGATAATTATTTTACATTTGTTAAAGTGACAAAACTATTTAATGAGAGTGAGAAATATAAAATAATTCCATATATTTGTAAATACATAACAATTTTTCATAATATTCACGAAGACGAAATAGAACTGGCGTTATTTACCAATAATTTAATTGAGGTGTTACATAAATAAAAATATAGTATTTATATAATGAAAAACCAAATATTTAAAAAAAAAATTCCAAATGAAATCCTTGTAAATTTATTTAATAATATCGGTATAAAAGAAGAAAACTATTATATTATAAATAATAATTCTTATAAAAAAGGAATATTTAATAATTCAATTGATATTTTTTTAAAAGATTGTGAAATCTATTATCATAATTCAAAAAAGAAATATATAGAGAGAAAATTAAATTACAATTATTTTATAACAATTATAAGACAAATATGTAATCATAATGATATTAAATATACCTCAAAAATAAAATACGAACAATCAAAATATGATATTGTATATTATTTTTATATTTAATTATAAGGATATTTTAATTTAATAACATTATCATCGGGACCAACATTTAATGGTTTCATTCCCCATAATGGTGCGCCTGATGGAACCCTCCAAAAATTTATCCATCCAGGTTTTTCTTTCATAGGTTCAATAACTCCGTGAATTGAATCTGGTGCTGTTGATAACAATAAATACTTAGAAATAATAATATTTGATTCGAGAACTTGTTTTTCAGACATTCTTAAAAACCAATTATAATTGGTTCTATTCATTAATTCATAAGATGGAATATATATTCCATAAGTTTTTGGATAAATATCAATATAATCATTTGAAAATAAATGGTCTACTAATATTTGTGTATCTTCCATAGTTTTTGTTCCAATTAGTTTTCCATCAAAAAGTTTTATTTTATTATTCTTAATTCTATATTCACACCATCTATCAAAGTTACCTAAAAATAAATTTTCAGATGTATAGTCATCAGAAATAGTTCTTTGCATAAAATCTATTAAATCACCGATAACTGGATTATTTTTCTTAGAACCCATAAAATCTATTGTTGGATAAAAATTATTTCCATTTGAAGTGACATTTCTATCTACTTTTTCACACATAAAAACTTGATTATTTGATGTTCCAATATCATACATTTCCTTTAAGTTTCTCATACATAAAAAAGACATAGGGACCCTAATTCCACCATAACGATAGATCAATCGTGTCATTCCCAAATCTCTCATATACATTTTTATTGGAGATGATATTTTATTCATATCAATATTCCAATTTGGTAATAATTTACCAAATGAATTATCATCAATTAAACATATTTTAAATGAATTATCACAATTTTTAATTATACTTTTTATAGTCAAATACAAATATGGTTGGTTCAATTCTACTGAACTTCTTGAACCAAAAGACCCCCAATTTCTTGAATTATATTCATATTTAATTAAAATCCATAAAATGGGTTTTGTTTCTTTATTAACTAAATCTGCATCTAGTAATAAATAGTCTTGAATAGAAGTATAATTGTCCCAAGTGTTCAACCGATCTATTTTATTTTGATATCTTTGATATAAAAAACAAACTGCTAATAAAATAGTGAATAGAAATATATAATTTGTGTATTTTTTCATTTTATAATATAATATTATATTTTTTATTTTTTATTTTGTAATAGTTGAATATTAGACCAGAAATTTTTATTTTTAAATTCAACTAATTCAGATTGTTTTGCAAGTTCATAAGCAACTTTAATAGAGTTTTTTTCATCTTGTATTTTCTTATTATTTAATAATTCATCTGAATTTTTAAATGGGCTAATATCTTGTGATGACCTATAACTTATATATTCATTAACAGTATTAAATTTCTCTCTACTATTATAATCATCGATAGTAACAGGAATAACAGTTTCCATATGTGCTTTTTGTAAGTCTTGATAAGGAAGGTTGCTGAACATATCAGAATCAAAACAACTAGGGGCGTCCGACGATAAATCGGAGGAATTAGAAGATGTAACAAAATCTTCAACATCCCGATATTTAACTAATGAACGTAATTCACTTTTCTTTTTTTCAAATTCTACACCCATAGATGATAAAGTAATATTTTTTGTTGGTTGATTATTTTCAGGATTTCTTAGCCATTCAGCATATCCTTTGTTTTCATTATCACTAACTATTTTATTTTTTTCAAACTCATCATTAAACCATTTGTTAAATTCATTACTTTTGTTATTTTCAAAAAAGTTATTTAATATATCTCTCTTATCATCATCAAAGTTAATATAATCAGTATTTTTTATAGATAAACTACTAACATCACCTTTTTTTCTAAATTCCCAAATATTAAATAAAGTTTTATATGCTGCTGAATAAAACAAGAAATATTCACTGGGCAGTCCAGATTTATCAGGATGGGTTTTTAAAACAACTAACTTTGATTTTTTTAAATCATTTTCATCGAAATTGTATGGTATTTTAAATAAATTTAATAAATCATCGTAATCATAATTTTCTATATTAAAATCGAAATCAACTTTTTTAGACATTTGTATTATTATTTTTAATATATATTTAAATATATATATTAAAATATATATTGATGGATAACTAACTGAACCTTACGTTTTTTTTAGTTGAGTTATTTAAGTGATTTCCACATCTTTTGAAAAATTGATGTAAATCAGATGGGTCAATTCCAGTGACAATATCATCTGGCGCAAAAGATAGGTTTCCTTTTTTATAGCAAAGTATAGCAGGTATTCCATTAACCATTCGTTTACTTTTTAAAAAAGAATATAAATCAAAACTTTCGTCGACATCAATATCAGCACACAATACATTTTCAGGAGAAGATAAAAAGAAACCTTCAACTATTGGTGCAATTTTTTTACAGGGACCACACCAGGTTGCGCCGAGTTTTACTATTAGCAACCCAGGATTAACCTTTAATACTTTTAAAAATTCATCTCTGTTATTAAAAACCGTAATAATTTGTTTATTCATAATATATAATATATAATTTATTTTAATTTTAAATTTAAAATTAAAAATTCTAATTCTTCAATATTAATATCAGGTAATTCAATATGAGATTCCCAAAAATATTTACAAAAAGACCATACAAATTCAAAATGAAGAGGATATAAATGTGAATAATTTTGTATTAAACTATTATATATATTTTTTGGTAATAAAGTCAAATTATCCCTTGGTAAAACATAAGATAACTGAACTAACTCAGAAACAGGGTTATTCGGTTTATTTATAATAAATTCATTATCAAAGTAAGGTATATATTTTAATAAATCCTTGAATAAAGGTGGATAATTATATTTATAATGCCATCTCCAATCAGGACAATCATCAGTATAATATTTCATAGTCCATTCTAATCCTTCTAAATAATTAATACATACTTGTGATATGCGTTTTTCATCATAATCGAAATAAAATAAAGACTTATAATATCTCGTGTTCCATTCAGGTTCAAATGGATTAATATGTTTTTCAATTTGTCTTTCATAGTTTGGAATAAGTTCAAACTTCTTAAATATATTTTCAGGAGTATCTGTTGGTAAATAGTTTTTCTCTCTTTTATTTCTTAATTTCATTTCTTCTTTGAAAAACTCTTCTTCATTATCTGCTAAGAATTTAATAAATATTCTAACATTTTTCCAAAATATTTGTTTGCCATCTGTTAAATAATTATTACTACCACTAATAGTTTTTTTATATGCATTTAATAATTTATCTACACCACCAGTCCTAATATTAGTAGATGGAAAATGTGGTAAAAAATCATTACCTAAAAAGAAACAAATAAATATATAATCATAAGGCGGAATTCCACCAACAAGACCAATAGCATCCATTAATTCAGGAATATCAATAATATAGTTTTGATTTGGTTGTAGTGAATTATCAATTGATTTAATAAACTCAGGAGTTTCACGAAATAAGAATATGCGTGGAGTAATGGGTAGATGATTGATAGATAACATAATTAAGTCGGCATCAAGACCATAAATAACATTAATATCATCAGATAAAGTGTCTTTATTTTGACGAATATATTTAAAAATTTTATGTTCGCCTTCACCATAAATTGAAGTATCAGAAATGATAATATTTACTGATGAATTCTTACGATTGGCGAAGTATTGATTAATTTGGTTGTTCAATAGATTCATAAAGTCAGTTCCAGGAGTAATAATTGAGGTATTAATTGATATTTTATTATTTTTATTGTTGAATATTTGATTATAGATTTTGGATTGATATAATGATTTATATCTGCGAGTTCTTTGTTGTTCTAACTTAGCGACGGGTGCGACGCCATCAAATGTTATAAAAATATTTTTATTGGGTGATATAATAAAAATATATTCTTCAATTTTTGAAATAACTTGTTGAATAATAACATTATAATAATGATTAGAATTAATATTTGAAAAATCAATAGAATTAATAGAGTCATAAATAATAGAATTCGAATCTATAAAAAGATTATTAATTCCATTAGGGAAGGTTTTCTTCGATATATTTTTAATAATATTAATATGATTTTTAACAATATATGAAAAATAGAAAGGTATGCCCATTATATTGAAAATATTAGAATGTCTTTAAATACAATTATTAATATATTTATAAAAGAACTTAAAGAGACATACCTCACCATTTTTACAACTTAAAGAAAATAATAATTTATATATATAAAAATGAATTTTACAATAAAAGACAAAACAAATAGTGATACTATTAATGTTATTGAAAAGAAAATCATTTTATATAATGATATGATTCAACACACCTTGTTAAATGCTCAACATAATAAAATGATTGGAATTTTAGAAGTTAATGAAGTTAATAATTGTGTTAATAAATTGAATTTATTGAATGATAAAATTAAACAACTACAATTAAATAATGAACTAAATACAATAGATAAAATTATTAATAGTATTCAAGATATTAACAACGATTTATCAAGTATATTCAAAATATATGGAACTAAAAAATTGGAAGATTTAATTTCTGTATGTTTCGGGACTTTAAAATTTAAGAATGATGATGAAGAAATTAGTAAATATGATTTATTAAAAAAATATTTTCATCCTACTAGTTATAAAGTTATTCATTTTGACGAAAATATTATTAATTTAGAATGTAGTGATGTTGAAACTAATAACAAAAAGTTTTATTATAATATTTTTGGTTTAAAATTGTGTGTAAATGATATTAATTCTAAACAATCTATTATTATTTATGGTATAGTTGATAATGTTATTGTTCACTTATTAGACAATAAATTCATTAATGATAAAAATAAAAATATAAAACAATTTTTACCAACCGATTTAATATTTCAGAGTGATATTTTTATTAAATTTTTAATGTCTTTAAATTTAAAAGATTTATTAATTAATGATTATAACAAAATATTTTGTAAATTTGCTGGTTACCTATCACATCATAACTTAATGAAACAAAAACTTATATCACAAATTATTAAGGATTTCATATCTGGTAATTTAATAACAAAAAGAAATACTTTAATACAATTATTGATTAATTCTAACATATATGAAAATATGTATATTGCTTATTTATTATATGACCTATTATCAAATGATAGCAACGGAAATATTGACACCCAAGAACAAACACTCATTTTTGATAGTTTCACTTGGAGTATAAGAGAATATTTTAACGATGCTATGAAAAAAACTATTCAATATACAAACAGTTTATCCAATTTTGATATTAATAAAATACCACTTGAACAACAAATATGTTTAATGAAAACCAAGGATTGTGTTAAAGAAAAAGCTATGTTGAAATTAAAAGAAATCAAAACTAAAACCGATGATTCTGGTTCAAAAGCCAAACAATACTTAGATGGTTTATTAAAAATACCTTTTAATATTTTTAAAAAAGAACCTATACTAAATATTATTACTGAAAATAAAAACATGTTTCATAACTTAATTAATAATCATAATATAATTGATATTCCAAAAAAAGAACCATATACTAGTATTGAAATTAAAAAATATATTAAAGAAATAAAACTTTCTTCATCACTCTTACAAAAAAATAAAATTATTAATTATTTAACATCTGGAAATAAATCCGATTTAATCAACAATATTATTTCAATTAATAATTATAATACCGAGAAAATAATTTACTTAAATAAAAATAAAAAAGATTTAATAAATGAAATTATTAATTTTACAAAAAACCCTAATAATAACTTTATATTACAAAAATTAAAAATACCAAATGAAAATAACCCTGAAATAAATAACATTATAACCCAAATTGAAGACAACTTTTTAACAATTAGCAACTATATGAATAATATTAGAAATATATTAGATGAATCTATTTATGGACACGATAAAGCAAAACAACAAATCGAAAAAATAATCGCACAATGGGTTAATGGCGAACAAGAGGGTTATTGCTTTGGATTCGAAGGACCACCTGGTGTCGGAAAGACATCACTCGCCAAAAAAGGAATATCTAATTGTTTGAAAGATGACAATAATATTACACGCCCCTTTTCTTTTATACAAATTGGTGGCGATTCTAATGGAAGCACACTACAAGGACATAATTATACATATGTTGGTTCAACCTGGGGAATAATTACGCAAATATTAATTGATAACAAGTGTATGAACCCAATAATTTTTATTGATGAGGTTGATAAAATTAGTAAAACTGAAAACGGTAAAGAGTTAATCGGTATTTTAACACATTTATTAGACCCAACACAAAATGACGTTTTTCAAGACAAATATTTTAATGGTATTGACTTAGATTTATCCAAAGCATTATTCATTTTATCTTATAATGACGTAAGTTCAATAGATAAAATATTATTGGATAGAATACATCGTATCAAATTTGATATATTATCTATTGAAGATAAAATTATTATTTCAAATAAACATTTAATACCTGAAATATGTAAAAAAATGGGGTTTAATAGTCCAGTTGATGATATAATTAAAATCGACAACGAGGTTTTAAAGTTTATTATTGAAAATTATACATTTGAAGCTGGGGTTCGTAAATTAAAAGAAAAATTATTTGAAATTATTGGAGAAATTAATTTGGATTTATTAAAAGAACATAGTAATAATATTGAACTACCAATTAACATTTCAATTCAAGATATTAAAAACAAGTATTTTAGGGATAAACCTGAAATTATTATTAAACAAATTTATAATACTAATTGTATTGGATTAGTTAATGGTATGTGGGCAAATAATTCAGGACAGGGAGGTACATTACAAATTAACGCTAAATTTTTCCCTTCTAATAGATTTATGGAATTAAAACTTACTGGTCTTCAAGAAAAGGTAATGCAAGAATCTATGCACGTATCACAAACACTAGCTTGGAATTTAACTAATATTCATAGACAGAATGAACTGAGAGAAATATACGACAATAAATATAAATACGGCATACATATTCACGTCGGTGATGGTTCTATAAGTAAAGATGGACCAAGTGGTGGAACTGCTATTACCGTTGTTATTTATAGTATTCTTAATGATAGATTAATTAAAAATAATATAGCATTAACTGGGGAAATAGATTTGAATGGTTCAGTTAATCAGATTGGAGGACTCGATTTAAAAATTCTTGGCTCTATTAAATCTGGAATTAATGAATTTATTTTTCCAAATGAAAATATTAAAGATTATAATAATTTTTTAGATAAATACAAAGATAATGAAATAATTAAAAATGTTAAATTTCATCCTGTTAATAATATTCAAGAAGTGTTTGATTTAATTTATGAATAACTTATGTTTTTTTATTTATAATCATATCGCAAATATACATCGCTCTAATTAACTTATATGCTTTTTCATCATTCGTTAAGTTAAGTCTTAAATACAATACCAATATTTCTTTACTTATATATTTCTCTTTTGTATGTCGTGGATAATTTTTGGGTTTATATGTTATATAAAAGTTATTCAAAAAGTATTTTGGAAGTGATTTTATTATATTTGACTCATTTTTCTTATTAATTAATAAATCCAATTTAACTGAATAAGGAATATATTCTTTAACAATATCTTGAATAACCTCAGGTAGAATTAATATTTTTGATAAATCAAAATTCTTTTTATTTTTATTTTTATTTTTATTTTTTACTTCTTTTTGTGCTATAACTATTTCTTCATTTAACTCTTTATAATAAGTTTGTTCATCAAAACTATTATACAAATATTTTATTCTTTTATATAATAATTTAATCTTTATTACATATTGTTTCAACTCATTTTCAAGTGTAAAATAATGTTTGAATGCGATATCATAATTATGTTTATTTACTCTTAATATATTCTCTCTATTTTCACACATTTCATATAGAACTTTATACTCGGTTAGTTTATTTTCGTAGTATTTACTTTTTATATCTAAATTTAATATAAAATTATCAATATTAACATTTGATTTTTGTATTTTTATTTTGTCTGATTGAGCAACTAAAATATCTATTTCTTGTTTTCCTTTCAATAAATCATTTTTTATATCTAATTTTCTTTCTTCGAATATTTTCAAGTTATTTACAGATTCATCATACATATTTAAAAGACTTGTATATCTAAAATATACCTCAGGATAATATTTATAACTATTATTATAAGTATTACAAAGTTTATCATACTCTGTAAATTTTTCGGTTAACTCTTTATTTATATGTTCTATTGTTTCATTAGAAATTTTTATTTTATTTTCATAATTTATAACATCAACTTTTATTTGTTCGATAGTAGGGACTGAAAACGACAACATTTCTTTTACTTATTTTATATTAGTTATTTAATCTTTATTCTAAATCAATTTTTTATACATTATGTTCTACAACACGTTTACAAATATCACTATAACTTTTTCGTTGTCTTCCAATCCTATTTATAAAGTAATACCAATTATCGATTATTTGCAGTTCTTTCCAAACAGTATCAATCGCATAATTCCAGTGTTGACCTGTTTTTTTAAATAATGGAACAGCATAGTTAAAGGTATCAATTAATACATCAAAATATTTATGATTTACTAAATAACCAGAAGATGTAATTGAACATTTAACTTTTCCTATTAAACTCGTAAAATCTAAAACTTCTGAATCTACTAAGCTATAAGAAAAAAATAATACATCATAATCTATATTTAAATTTATAAATTCATTAAGTTTTTTATTAAATTCATCTTTTGAAATAAGGAATTCAAAATCATCCTCTAATATTAAAACATTTTTACAATTTTGTTTTTTTGCTAATTTTAAAGCATCAATATGACTTAATAAACATCCAATAGCACCATTATTATGTTCAATCGCAGACAGTCTTTCATAATTTAAGTTAAAATTATTCAATTCATTTTCTATTTCCGAACGTCTATCAGTTCTCTTATCTAAATTTATATATATTATTTTATCAATAAAGGATGACATAATTAATTAATTAATATTTATTTAAGTATTAATTAATTTATTTGAAATTTTTTGAAAATTGACTCTTAGGTATCATAGCAGAATCATTATCTAGTTCTTTTACATATTTAATACTAATTGGTTGATATATACAACTACTTTCTTTATTTTCTTTTTTATTTTCTTCTTTATTTTCTTCTTTGTAATTGTAAATATTTAATATTTTTTCGATAATAGGATTTCTTTCTATATCAGAATTTTGTAATTCAATAGTGGTTATTTCAGGTATATCTGTATTATTATTATTGAGTAAAAAATATTTGTATTTATTTATTAAATCATTTAAACCAGATTGCGTTCCTTTGTCGGATTGTTGTAAATCACCTGTAATAACTATTTTACTATTATTTCCAATCCGTGTAAGTAACATTAACATTTGATTTGGAGAACTATTCTGCATTTCATCCGCAATAATAAATGAATTCTTGAATGTTCTACCCCTCATATAACCTAATGGACTAATTTCAATAATTTTATTATCAAGCATATAATTAATTTCTTTTTGTGGATAAAAATCTAAAAAAATATCAAAAATGGGTCGTGTCCAAGGGTCCATCTTTTCATTAATAGTTCCTGGTAGAAATCCAATATCTTCCTCAACAGAAACTACTGGTCGTGTTATTATAATTTTGTCAATTAAATTATTTTTTAATTGTTGTATAGCTGTGTCACACGCTAAAAATGTTTTACCAGTTCCTGCTGGACCATAAGCAACTATTAATTTAATATTATTATCATTCAAATAATCATAATATAATTTTTGATTATATGATTTTGGTTTCTTTTTATTATGAGAAATTGTGCTGTATTTTTCTATAAATGATTTTTTTAATTCTTTATTATGATAAGAAAATGTTTTTCCCATATTAATTAAATATAACATAAAATACATAATAAATTTCATATTTAATAAATGATAAATTATATTTAAATTGTTTAATTATAATTTATATTCCAAAAACAGGTATAGTATATGTATCACCATTTTTAAGATATTTTGCAATAACCGATGGATTATTTTTATTACCAATAATATCTTCTGCTTTATAAACATTATTATTTTTATCAATATAATATAAAATTCCTTGAATATCCTGCGCCCAAACTTCAACTTTTGATGTTAATTGATAATTCTCATCATTATTATCATCAACTATTCCATTAGGTGTTCCTTTTAAATGGGTTCCACAGTATAAGTCCGTGGTTTTTTTCCTTCTAGTGCACTGCTCACCATTTGCTCGTTTAGCTGAACACCTATCATAATTAGGAACAACATTTTTTACTCTTTTTCTTTTCAAAAAATCATCTTTCGTAAAACATAGTCTATCATAATCATATATATATTCCAACAAATGATTTGTATTCTCATTATTCATTCCTAGTTTTTGTGCTTTATCTCTAATATTATCTTTGAAATCTGTAATATATGTTTCAATTTTCAAATTAATTCGTCGTTCCATTTTAAATCGTTTTTGTTATATATATATTAGTAATAAAACTTTATTTCAATTTTTATTATAATTAATAAAACAACTTAAAGAAGATTATATCATTCTAATATTATGAACTATTCGTTTGATGAAAAAAATAGCACAACTTTATGTGAAATAATGGGGAGATATAAAAGCGACAAAGGTCATTATAATATTGAGGGATCATTGCACAACTATACTACTTTTTATTTTCATTTATTCAAACATTTGAAACATCTACCATTAAGAATATTTGAACTTGGACTGGGAACTAATAATGTAAATATTGAGTCTAATATGGGATTAAACGCAAACCCTGGTGCTTCACTATATGGATGGTCCGAATTTTTTCAGAAATCTTATATATTTGGTGCTGATATAGACAAAAATATTTTATTTAAAACTAATAGAATTAAAACCTTCTTTTGCGACCAAACTAATCCTCTAATTATTCAAAATATGTGGAGTAATAATGAGTTGAAAGAAAACTTTGACATTATTATTGATGATGGATTACATCAATTCGACGCTAATGTTTGTTTTTTTGAAAATAGTATTCATAAATTAAACCCAAATGGATATTTTATTATTGAAGATGTTTTATTGAGAGAAAAATACCTGTTTGAAAATAAAATTAAAGAATGGGAAAATATATATAAGAATTTATCATTCAAAATAATTTCTATTCCTTCACAAGTTAATTACTATGACAATAATTTATTATTAATCCATAAAATAAAGAAATAAAGAAATAAACATATCATATCATATACATTTAATGGAACTCAATCTTACACCTGATATATATACACCAAGCGTTGATTATACTCCTTTATAAGAATAGGATTGTTTTGTCCGTGTGGTTCAAGGAGAGATAAAATATATGATAATAGCAGTAAGTTTAATACGCATACAAAAACCAAAGTCCATCAAAAATGGCTTTCAAATATGAATCAAAATTTTATATTGAAATGGTTAAAAGTAAAGAAGTTATTGAAAATCAACAAAAAAAATTACATAATAAAACATTAACTATTGACTATTTAACAGAACAAGTTAGACAAAAAAATAATAGACAAACCACTTGTAATGACTTATTAGATATAAATTAAAATATTTAAAGAACTGTTGGAACACCAGTTGGTAATATGACCATAGATAATATCATAAATATTGTAAATGCTAAATAAATTCCATAAATATCTTGTCCTATACCATAAAAATTAAATATTTGTAATAATACATAAATTATTATTATAGAAAAACCTATAACAGAAATTACTGACATATAATATTATTTTAGAAATAAATAATATTATTTTTCTAATTACTTTTATTTATCAAATGACCCGATAATGGAACCTGCTGTTGATAATTTTTTATAACCCATAATGGACCTCTATTAAAATAACTATCATCATCTAATTTAATTTTTCCTATATAAACACTATCGTAATTATCAGACCATAAACCATCCCTATCTGATATTCTCATATTTAATTTAATATCTTTATATTCCTTACTTAAAATATCATACTCTAATAACATATTTCTAGTAATTACAGACTCATCGTGATTATCATCTACATTATTTAATACAACCTTCATCTTCCGTAGAAAAATAGCTAATCGTATTAAACAATCATTTTCATTTTTTATTGAATTTTGATAATCAGTAAAATAATAATAATTTCCCATAAGTTCATTATTGTTTTCAGTTATAACACCAAATGTTAAAGTAAAATCTATTTTGTTTTTTGAACAACTACTATATGCTACTATGGGCAATTCTAAATTATTATTTTCTTTATCCTGTAAATATATAAAATCATTATTATTCATAAAAAAGTTTATTACTTCATCCGATACTTTGAAATTACATACGTTTTTGTGATTTAATATTTCATCTAATAATACCAACCATAATTCATTATTTCTATTTAATTTAACACTTTCTATATTCAAATTACTACAATCAAAAAATAAATATATATTTTTTTCATAATATAAATAACCATTATATTCATATTTTATATTTTTATAATATGATATACATAATATATTCATTAAACTTATACTTTTTGAAATAGCATTTTCTTTACTTATATATTTGAATTTTGGAAAGTCAAAAATTTCTTCATTATTTTCATTCTTTTTTTGTAAAAAAAATTGTAAAAATGGTGCATCATTAATTGTATTTATATGATAAGCACAAATATTTATAACTAAACTATCACTATTCATATCTAAAAAATCATCGCTAGTATTTAATAAATTTAAAGCATTATATTTTACATTACTTATTTCTTCCTTTATATTATTACTTTCTAATAAGTAATTTATACTTTCGTTTAATGACTTTATGTTATCATTAATATAATCATCATCAAAATCATCATCATAATCATCCTCATTATCAATAAACTCTAAAAAATTATTATTAAACACATACTCTTTTTTATTTAAATCTGAAATAAACATATTATGCGAACTTCGGGGCAACATTACTTAAATAAATAAATGAGATTTTATTTAAATAATTATATTTTATATTACTTTATTTATCTATTTTACGTTTAATTGTTTCTTTTATTACTTCTTCTCTCTTTTCCATTACAATCTTTGTTATTTCTTCTGCTTGTTCATCATTATTATAATATTGCTTTAATGTATTTATTAATGTTTTCGCATTAATTGGTTTTTTTACCTTATTTCTTTTTAATTCTAAACTTCCACCATTTATATCAAAACAATCCAAACTATTTTTCTTCATAACATTTACTAATGACTCGGAAATTGTTTTTTTTCTATTTTTTAATTCCTTTAAATCTTTCTGGAACTTAGCAATTTCATTATCATTTTTAATCCATTCTTTTATATTATTTACTAATTCTTCTTTTGTTTCCATAATATTTTATATATTATTATTCTTTTATATTAATTTTTTATAATGTCTTATACACAAATTATCTTTATAAATTTTTCCCGAACAACAACTATCTTTATTTTTTCCTTTTGTTAATACATGACTACAACTTAAAACACTATCAACATCTATTGTTTTATTTGTTTCTGTTTTCTTATTTTCTTTTTCTATTTTCTTATTTTCTTTTTCTGTTTTCTTATTTTCTTTTTCTGTTTTCTTATTTTCTTTTTCTGTTTTCTTATTTTCTTTTTCCGCTTTCAAAAAATTATTAATAGCATCGTTTTTGTGTAAACAACAATAGGACTTCTTCAAAATATCAAAATTTATAACTTTTGTTTCGTTACATTTTTCTACTACTATTATTTTATCATCATTATCATTTATAATTTCTTTGTTTGTTTCATAATCACAAATACCAATCCTCCAACATTTTAAATTAAATAATTCTCTCTTACAATTATAATAATTTACTCCTTTTACCTTTTTAAAATTTGATTTTGAATAAAACGGTAATAATTTATTTTGAATATTTCTACAATAAGGACATCTTAATTCATAACTCTTTAATGGTTTTTTTTCCATAAAATTTAACTTAGTCTTATGATTTAATATATCATAATATAATGGTTCATAATTAAACTTGTGTCCACAGTTAAGTTCAACAAAATCATTTGTAAGTGATAACCCTGTAATAAGACATAAATTGGTGTCATCATTATTATCATCAACATCTATTTTGTTTAATTCATCATAAAAATTTATGTTTCCTTCAATAATATATTTTGACATATATTTTATTTTAAAAATAGTCTTTATATTTATTATCTTTTACATATAATATTATGTCAACTAAAATATGGGGACCACCAACATGGATTTTTTTTCATACCTTAATTGAAAAAATTAAAGATGATAATTTTAGTAATGTTAAAAATGATATTATTAATTTTATTAGGTCAATAACATCTAACCTTCCTTGCCCTGATTGTTCTAGACACGGTAGCATTTTTTTCTCAAAAGTTAATTTCAATCATATACAAACCAAAGAAGATTTAAAACAACTCCTATATGTCTTTCACAATATAGTTAATAAACGAAATAAAAAACAATTATTTAACATTCAAAATATATCATCATATCGTAATTTTAACTTAATAAACTCATATAATAATTTTATACAAGTTTATAAAACTAGTGGAAATATGAAACTTTTAGCAGATAATCTTCAAAGGCAATTAATTATTAAACAATTTAAAAAATGGTTAGTCTCTAATATAAATAATTTTAATAGTTAGAACTTGACACTAATTCGCCATTCTTATATAATGAACATTTAAACGTTTGTTTAGAAGGTAAAGAACATATATCTTTTGTTGATGATGTTTCATTAAAAAATAAATATTGTTGGGTTTTTGTTGAATACATAGTCATCGTAGATATAACACCACACAACACACCAAGTAATGTATCTAGTATAACCGATGAAATAACATTTATACATTTACTATAATATCTTATTCCCAAATCTAATAAATAGTAAAATATAAATCCACTCAATAAGAAATAATTTATATCTTTATTTATAAACATAGGAGCACAAATATAAAATAAGCTAAATGATATAAAGAACATACTAAATGTGTTATTACCATATTTACTATATTGAATCATCGTGCATAAATCATTCTCACTAAAATTTAATGGTTTTGAACCAGATAGTTCTATACAAAAACTTCTAATACACGTGAATATTATTAACCAAACTAAATATATTAATCCTTTAAAGTTTTGAAATACGAATGATAAACTAATTATAGAAATAGATACTATAAGGGGTGAATAAAATGTTAATAATACCGCCAAATTATATGGTTTATACATTAATAGTGGTTGAATATTATTGCTCATAATATATTATAATATATTATATATCTTTTTTTGAGTAATTATTTATTATGGGGGCGAAGTCCCCTTATATGTGGGGTTTTACTGGGGCGACCAGCCCCAATATAAAATATTCAGTAAAAAGTGAAATGTGTGAGGAAAAAAAAAATTGAAGAGTAAAAAGCAAATAAAACTGAGGAAAAGCAAACCATATAAAAATAAAAATGTTGATGTATGCCGATTTCTCTTAC